CTAATACTTTAATTTGAATCATAAATATAACAATTCCAAGGTTATAAATAAGGTATCAAATACAAATATTTTACAAAAAAATGGATTCTGCTGTTTTTCCCCTACCACCCACCCATTTAATAAAATTAGCTGTTGGGTTTGNTTTTTTTTTTTTTTTTTTTTTTTTTTTTTTTTTTTTTTTTTTTTTTTTTTTTTTACCAATTTTAAACTAGATGATTTAATTATGTTTTATTTCCTCACCTAATTTCAGTAAGAGGCAATGAGCATTACAGCTGAATGCCAAATTTAGATAAGAAATCTCTGGCAGCAGCACTGACATTAGATTTCTTCCAACCAAGGCCACTAACGACAGCTACAGCATTAGTGACCTCAGCATATTTTTGCTGGGTCCATAGTGCTGCATCTAGGCCTGCATATTTCTGGCGCATTGTTTTTTCCAGGTATTTAGCTTCCATCAGCTTCTTTTGGACTTTGTAAATTCCAATAGCAAGAGGATAGAATTTAAATGCCTCTAAAAACATTTCTGCTCCAGGGAAGAAGGAAAGATATACCTCAGGTCCATCATTCCATGTAATCCCATGAGATGCTGCTATTGGATTTATTATTTTAGTAGTGATCAAAAGCCTCTCAGCCTCCTGGACACTCAAATATCTTTCAAGAACATATCTTGCAAGATAACCACTCAATCTATGCAGAGTCAATGCTTCATCTGGAATAGCCATTCCTCTATTATTAGAAAAATGGGTATTATATACCAAAACCTTCCATCCAGCAAAATCCAATGTTATTGTCTCCTCACTTCTCTTTGACAATTTTTCTTTTGCCAATTTCCCGTTTATGTAAAACACCCGGATATTGTCATATGTCAACCCAGTAGTGTGCTTTCTTTTAAAATTTGTATATTGCACATCTGGATTGAATGTGCTAGATGTAATTTGACCAACATCCTCAAAAGCTATCTCTGACATTCTCTATCTAAATAAGATATTATCTATTAACTTATGGTTTGTATTAGT